CAGTCTTCCCACAGGTGCTCGCCATCGAGGCTGATCCACAGGCGCGCATCGCGCGCGGTGGCCATCTCGCGCACCGCCAAGCCGGTTTTGAGGTGGGTGCCGGTCTTGCCGGTGAAGTCGTAACGCTGGCCGTCGTGCATCACGGTCGCTGGGCCTTGCTCGTCGAACTCGATTCGGATCAGGCGGGTGCCGAGGGCGTTGCCGTTGGTGTCGGTGACCTGGGGTTGGCGGATGCGCAGGGTCATGGTCTGCTCCTTGGTGCGTGGTGATCGGGTGAGGTGATGAACGCGCTGTTCGCGTGAGAAGCCAAGCGTTCTTGCTTGGCTTCGCATTGCTCGTCAGACCTTGCGCAACACCGAGATGCCGGCCTGCGCCAGTTCGAGCGCGGCGGCGTGGAAGGCCATCTCGCCGACCCAGGGCGCAGCCCTTGCGTCGTCAAACAAGCGGTCGATGACCGGCCGGGCCTTGGCGCGCATCGCGGCGCAGGCGGCTTCGAGCTCGTCGCGGCTGGCGGCGGCCACCTCCTTGCGGCAAGTGCGCACCAGCACGGTCAGGGCGGCCTCGGCGAGCTTGGTGGCGAGAAGGTCGGAGGTGTGGGGGTTCATCGGGCGTCCTTTCGATCGGGTGGTTCGGGGTGACGTGATGAACGCGCTTCTCGCCCGTGAAGCCAAGCGTTTTCTGCGGGTGTTGGCCAAGAACTGACGATGACTTGATCGAAGAGGGCCATGGGCATCTCGATTCGCGCCTACGCCCGCCACCGTGGGGTATCGGACACCGCCGTGCACAAGGCCATCCGCACCGGGCGCATCACGCCCGAGGCGGACGGCACCATCGACCCAGACCGGGCCGACCGCGACTGGACCCGGAACTCCGAGCCGCCGAAGGCGGGAACGGGCTCCCGGACCGTGAAGGTGCGGGTGGCGGAGGATCCGGCCCCCAACCTCGCCACCGGCCTGCCCGCAGGCGGCACCACGCTCGTGCAGGCGCGCACGGTCAACGAGGTGGTCAAGGCGCAGACCAACAAGGTGCGGCTGGCCCGCCTCAAGGGCGAACTGGTCGATCGCCACCAGGCCATCGCGCATGTGTTCAAGCTCGCCCGTACGGAGCGCGACGCTTGGCTCAACTGGCCGGCGCGGATCTCGGCGCAGATGGCGGCCCGGCTCGGCGTGGAGGCCCACACCCTGCACGTGGCCCTGGATGCCGCCGTGCGCGAGCACCTCGCCGAGCTCGGGGAACTCAAGGTTCGGGTCGATTGATGGACGAGTTCGCCTATGAGGGCTGGGACGTCATCGAGCGCGCTTGGCGCGAGGGCCTCATGCCGGACCCGCTGCTCACCGTCTCCGAATGGGCCGACCGTCACCGGGTGCTGTCGAGCAAGGCCTCGAGCGAGCCGGGGCGCTGGCGCACCAGCCGCACGCCGTATCTGAAGGCGATCATGGACTGCCTGTCGCCGACCTCGCCCGTCGAGCGCGTGGTGTTCATGAAGGGCGCGCAGGTGGGCGCGACCGAGACCGGCTCGAACTGGATCGGCTACGTGATCCACCACGCCCCCGGGCCGATGATGGCGGTGTGGCCCACCGTGGAGATGGCCAAGCGCAACTCCAAGCAGCGCATCGACCCGCTGATCGAGGAGTCGCCGGTGCTCTGCGAACTCATCGCCCCGGCGCGTTCGCGCGACTCGGGCAACACCATCCTCGCCAAGGAGTTTCGTGGCGGCGTGCTGGTGATGACCGGCGCGAACAGCGCGGTGGGCCTGCGCTCGATGCCGGTGCGCTATCTCTTTCTCGACGAGGTGGACGCCTACCCGCTCGATGTCGAGGGGGAGGGCGATGCGATCTCGCTCGCTGAGGCCCGCACCCGCACCTTTGCGCGGCGCAAGATCTTCATCGTCTCGACACCGACGATTTCGGGCGCGTCGGCCATCGAGCGTGAGTACGAAGCCAGCGATCAGAGGCGCTACTTCGTGCCGTGTCCGCATTGCTCGCATCGGCAGTGGCTGCGTTTCGAACAGCTGCGTTGGGATAAGGGGCTACCGGAGACGGCGGCCTACGTCTGCGAATCCTGCGACGCCCCCATCGCCGAGCATCACAAGACCTGGATGCTGGAGCATGGGCAGTGGCGCGCAATGGCGCCCGGCGCCAAAACGGCAGGCTTTCACCTGTCTTCGCTGTACAGCCCGGTGGGCTGGCGTTCGTGGCGGGAGATCGCCGCTGCGTGGGAAGCCGCCGTCAGCAAAGAGTCGGGATCGGCCGCCGCGATCAAGACCTTCAAGAACACCGAACTGGGCGAGACCTGGGTCGAGGAAGGCGAAGCGCCGGACTGGCAGCGCCTCATCGAGCGGCGCGAGGACTACCCCATCGGCCGCGTGCCTGCCGGCGGCCTGCTGCTGGTGGGCGGTGCCGACGTGCAGAAAGATCGCATCGAGGCGTCGGTCTGGGCCTTTGGGCGCGGCAAGGAGTCCTGGCTGGTGGAGCACCGCGTGCTGATGGGCGACACGGCCCGCGACGCGGTGTGGAAACGCCTCGCTGAGATGCTGGCCGAGACCTGGACGCACGCCGGTGGCGCGCCGATGCCGCTGGCGCGCTTCGCACTGGACACCGGATTTGCCACACAGGAGGCCTATGCTTTCGTGCGCGCTTGCCGTGATCCGCGCGTGATGGCGGTCAAGGGCGTGCGAAGTGGGGCGATGGGGGGCGCAGCGCTCATCGGCACGCCCACCGCCGTCGATGTCACGACCGGCGGAAAGCGGCTGCGCCGGGGCATCAAGGTGTTCTCGGTCGCGGTCGGCATCGCCAAGCTGGAGCTCTACAACAACCTGCGCAAGAGCGCCGACGTGGCCGAAGACGGCGTGACGGTGACCTACCCGGCCGGCTACGTCCATCTGCCCAGGATCGACGCCGAGTTCATCCAGCAGCTCTGCGCCGAGCAACTGATCACCCGCCGCGACCGCAACGGCTACCCGGTGCGTGAATGGCAAAAGATGCGCGAGCGCAACGAAGCGCTGGACTGCTACGTGTACGCCCGCGCGGCCGCGTCAAGCGCGGGTCTGGATCGCTTCGAGGAACGCCATTGGCGTGAGCTGGAGCGACAGATCGGTCTCTCGCCGCCCGGCGACCCCGATCCGCAAATCGAGCAACCCACTGAAGCCACCCAACGCGGTGGCCTCGCTGTTGCAGGAACCCCGCGAACGGGCCGGCGCGTGGTGCGCAGCCGATGGATGACCTGAGATGTACACCCAAGACCAACTAAGCGCTTTGCAGGCCGCATTGGCCCGCGGAGAAAAGCGCGTGACCTTTGGCGACAAGACCGTGGAGTACCGCAGCGTGCAGGAACTCAAAGACGCGATTGCCATCGTGCAGCGCGCGCTGGACGCGCAGAACGCGCCGTCTCGCCAGGTGCGCATCAACACCACGAAGGGCTGGTGATGGGATTCTTCTCTGGCCTGCGCCGCCGTCTGTTCGGCGCGTCACCCTTGTACGACGCCGCAGGCGGCGGGCGGCGCTCGCGCGCCTGGACGGTCGGGCGGGCTGGGGCGATCACGGCCATTGCTTGGGCGCAAGACGCGCTGCGCAGCAAGAGCCGCGATATGGCGCGCAAGAACGTCTGGGCCGCAGCCGGTCTCGAGGCCTTCGTCGCCAACGCCGTGGGCACTGGTATCAAGCCGCAGAGCATGGTGCGCGATCTTTCCAAGCGCGAGGCCATTCATAGCCTGTGGTGGGATTGGTGCGAGGAAGCCGACGCGGCAGGCGTGACCGACTTCTACGGCCTGCAAGCCCTGGCAACTCGCTCCATGCTCGAAGGCGGTGAGTGCTTCGTGCGCCTGCGCAGCCGCCGACCTGGCGACATGGCCACCGTGCCGCTGCAGCTGCAACTGCTCGAGGCCGAGCATGTGCCGGTGAACTACAACGCCACCACCGACAGCGGCAACCCCATCCGCTGCGGCATCGAGTTCGACGCCATCGGGCGTCGCGCGGCGTACTGGATGTATCCGGTGCATCCAGACGACCCGCTGGCCGCACCGATGTCGGGCACCGGCGCGTCGTGGACAGACCTCGTGCGCGTGCCCGCCTCCGAAGTCTTGCACCTGTTTCGCCCGCTGCGCCCTGGGCAAATCCGGGGTGAGCCGTGGCTGGCGCGGGCGCTGGCCAAGCTGCACGAACTCGATCAATACGACGACGCCGAACTGGTACGCAAAAAGACCGCCGCGATGTTCGCCGGGTTCATCCGCCGCGACACGCCCGAAGATCGCTTGCTGGGCGAGACACCCGCAGACGACGGTGGACTCATTGCCGGTCTGGAGCCGGGGACGATGCAAATCCTCGAGCCCGGCGAGGACATCGTGTTCTCGCAGCCCGCCGACGTGGGCGGCGCCTACCCTGAGTTCATGCGCCAGCAACTGCGTGCCGTCGCTGCTGCGATGGGCATCACCTACGAGATGCTCACGGGCGACCTCACGCAGGTCAACTACTCGAGCATCCGCGCAGGTCTCCTGGAGTTTCGTCGCCGCTGCGAGGCGATCCAGGATCACGTCATCGTGCACCAACTCTGCCGCCCGGTGTGGGCCGCGTGGCTGGATGCGGCGGTGCTCGCCGGACTGCTCGACCTGCCCGGCTACGCGCGCAATACACGCGACTGGCGCGCGGTGAAGTGGATCGCGCAGGGCTGGCAGTGGGTCGATCCGCTGAAAGAGATCAAGGCGCAGACCGAGGCGATCCGCGCCGGTCTCATGAGCCGCGCGCAAGCGGTGTCCGCAGCAGGCTACGACGTCGAGGACATCGACGCCGAGATCGCCGCCGACAACGCCCGCGCCGACAGCCTGGGACTGGTGTTCACCACCGACCCGCGCTACGACGTGGCGCAACAGACGCCGGACGCCACCTCCACGCAGGAACAACCATGACCTTGCCGCACATCGCTACCCGCATTCTCGGCACGCCGCTGCTGATCCACGGCGCCAAGCTCGATGTGATCCTCTCGGCCATTGGGCAGCGTATCGGCCTGGACGTGAGCGCACTGCCACAGCCGCAGGCCGCCGTGCGCACAACGTCCGCGCCGCAGCAGACGCCCGGCATTGCCGTCATCCCCATCTACGGCTCGTTGCTCAAGCGCGCGATGCCGGTCGAGGCCGCATCCGGATTGCTGGCGTATGACGACATTGCCGCCATGCTCGATATCGCACTGGCCGACCCGGCAGTGTCGGCCATCGTGCTCGACATCGACTCGCCCGGCGGTGAGGTGGGCGGTTGCTTCGAACTCGCCGCACGCATTCGGCAGATGGCGGCCGTCAAACCCATCTGGGCAGTGGCCAACGACAGTGCGTTCTCGGCCGCCTACGCGCTGGCTTGCGCGTGTGAGCGTGTGTTCGTCACCCAGACGGGCGGCGTCGGGTCGGTGGGCGTGATCGCCGTGCACGTCGACCAGTCTGCTGCCGACGCGCAGGCCGGGATGCACTACACGCCCATCTATGCCGGGGCGCGCAAAAACGACTACTCGCCGCACGCGCCGCTCGACGACATGGCGCGAGCCGCATTGCAGGCCGAGGTGGATCGGCTCTACGACATCTTCGTCGGCCATGTGGCCGCCATGCGCGGTCTGTCTGCGCAGGCCGTGCGCGCCACCCAGGCGGCGCTGTTCTTCGGGCCGCAGGCCGTGGCCGCGGGTCTTGCCGACGCCGTGGCCGAGCTCCCGCAGGTGTTGCAGCAGTTGACCGGGTTTCTCTCCTCGCAGGGCCGTTTGCGCGGTGCGGCCCAGGCGCGAGCTTTGGCCCACCGTGCATCTTCTTTGGAGCTTGCCATGCAACAAGACGAACAACCCGATCCCATTGCCGAGGCCGTGGCCGCCGAGCGCCAACGCGCTGTGGCGATTTTTGACCTGTGCGCGCTGGCGGGAACCCCCGATCTGGCCGCAGGCTTGATCGCAGGCGGCAAGTCGCTCTCAGACGTCAGTGCCGCTCTGCTGGCCGTCAAAGCCGGCCGTCAAGCGCCCGAGATCGCCAGCCATGTCGATCCCGACCAGGCGGCGACTGTCCAACCCCAATCGCGCGCCGTGCTTGATGCCGTGCGCAAGCTGTTTCCGAAGGAGTAACTCATGGCCGCTGCCACCCAACCCAAGACCCTCCAGGACATCGTGCTGTATGAAGAGGACGACCTCGGCCGCTACTCGCGCGAGGAGGTCCTCATCGCCGCCGGCCGCTGGCTGCCGATCGGCACCGTGCTGGGCAAACGCACCGATGGCAAATGCGTTGCGTTCGACCCGGCGGCCACCGACGGCAGCCAGCTGCCCTACGGCATCTTGCTGGCCGATACCGACGCCTTTGCCGACAAAGCGGCTGTGGCCCTCGTGCGCCACGCCATCGTCAAGCGCCAGGGCCTGATGCTGCCTGCCAGCCTCGATGCGGCAGGCGTGGCGGCCCTGATCGATGCGCTGCAAGCGAACGGCATCCTGGTGCGTGAAGCGATCTGATCCCACTGCCCAGCGCATCCATTCCAGCCGCACCCCACCGCACACCCGGCTTTGGCCGGGTTTGTCATTTCTGGAGACCCTCCATGCAACACCCCTTCGACAACCCCGCGTTCAACATGGCCAGCCTGACGGCGGCCATCAACCTCATTCCCAACCGTTACGGGCTGCTGGGTGAAATCGGCCTGTTTGCGCCCAAGCCGGTGCGCACGCGCAGCGTGCTGGTGGAAGAGTACGCCGGCCGCCTGACCTTGCTGCCCACGCGTCCGGTCGGCTCGCCCGGCACGGTGGCGCAAAGTGGCAAGCGCACGGTACGCAGCTTCGTCGTGCCGCACATCCCGCACGACGACGTGATCCTGCCCGAGGAAGTGCAGGGTCTGCGCGCCTTCGGCTCGGAAACCGAGCTGGAGTCCCTGTCCAATGTGATGGCGCGCCATCTGGCCGACCTGCGCAACAAGCACGCCATCACCCTGGAGCATCTGCGCGTGGGTGCAATCAAAGGCCAGATTCTCGATGCCGATGGATCGGTGCTGGTGGACCTGTTCGCCGAGTACGGCATCGCGCAGCAGACGATCGCTTTCGATCTGGCCAACGCCAGCACCAACGTCAAGAAAAAGTGCTACGACCTGCTGCGCGCCATCGAGGATCGGTTGCTGGGCGAAGTGTCCACTGGCGTGATGGTGCTGTGCTCGCCCGAGTTCTTCGACGCGCTGACCACCCACCCCAAGGTCGAGGCCGCGTATGCCCGCTGGCAAGAGGGTCAGGTCTTGATCGATGACATGCGCGCCGGCTTCACCTTCGCCGGCATCACTTTCCGCGAGTACCGTGGCCAGGCCACCAGCCCGGACGGCACCACCCGCCGCTTCATCGCCGCCGGCGAAGCGCACGCCTTCCCGCTGGGCACGATGGACACCTTCGCCACCTACTTCGCCCCGGCGGACTTCAACGAGACCGTCAACACCTTGGGCCAGGAACTCTACGCCAAGCAGGAGCCGCGCGAGTTCGACCGCGGCGTGAACCTGCACACGCAGAGCAACCCGCTGCCGATGTGCCACCGCCCGGGCGTGCTGATCAAGCTCGTGGCGGCCTGATGGACGTCGCGACCTTGTACGAGGCAGCCCGCCATGCCGGACTGCTGACACCCGTCACGGTGGCAGGCAGCACCGTGCACTGCGCCTTCCGTGCCCCCGACGAAACCGTGCTGGATGGTTTTGCACTGTCGCGGGACTACCAGATCGACTACCCGGCGTCCTGGCTGACGCTGGCCGTCGGGGACACGGTCGAGGTGGCCGGCTACACCTACCAGGTGCGCGATGTGCGCGCCATCGGCGACGGCAGCGAGCGTCGCGCCTCGCTCTCCCAACTCTGAGGACCGCACAGTGAACTCCGTCCGCGAGCGCGTCTTGCGGGAGATCGTCACGCGCCTGGCATCTGCGATTGCCCCGACGCCAGTGCTGCGCCAGCCCACCGTGCCCGTCACCCGCGAGGCCAGCCCGGCGCTGCTGCTGTTCGTCGATGGCGACAGCATCACTGCCCACGCCAACCATCTGGTCGACCGGCAGCTGTCTGTCCGGCTTGCCGTGGTCGCACGCGGGGCGGATGCCTTCGACGTGGCCGACCGGCTGCTCACTGCGGCCCATGCGGCCCTGCTCGCCGACCCGAATCTGGGCGGGCTGGCGCTTGCCGTGCGCGAGATCGACTGCGAATGGGAGTCCGACGACGCCGACGCCGGGGCCGTGCTGCTGCCGGCGCGCTACGAAATCCGCTACCGCACCCACGCCATTGATCTCACCCAAACAGGATGAACCCCTTATGCCAAATCTCTCCATCGAACTACTGAAACCCCATACCCACGCAGGCAAGCGCTACGCCGCGGGTGATCGCCTTGATCTGAATGATGCCAGCGCCCGTTGGCTGATCGCGCAGGGCGTGGCCAAGGCCGTAACCGCGTCTGCCACCCCCGCCGCTGACAACAAACCCACCCGCCGCGATGCCACGTCCGGCGTTTCCACAACTACAGCCCCCCAAGGAGACTGACCATGGCTTACTTCTCCGGACAAGGCCGCGTCTACATCGGCGCGCGTGATGAACTCGGCAACCCGGCGGGCCTGACCTTCGTCGGCAACGTGCCGGAACTCAAAGTCTCGCTGTCGGTGGACACCATCGAGCACCAGGAGGCGCAGTCGGGTCAGCGCCTGACCGACCTGCAGCTCATCAAGACCAAGAAGGGCGAGTTCGCCTGCACGCTGGAAGAGCTGATCGCCACCAATCTGGCGCTCGCGCTCTACGGCACCACGACCACGATCACGCCCGGCACCGTGACTGGCGAGCTGCTGCCTAACCCGGTCACGCCGGGCAGTTTGTATCCGCTGGCCATGCAGAACGTGTCGGCTGTGCAGATCCAGGATTCGGATGCCACGCCCAAGGCACTGCCGGCCAGCCAGTACAGCGTCAATGCCAAGCACGGCTCGCTGGTGATCCTGGACGCGACGACCGGGGGGCCGTACACCGAGCCGTTCACCGTCGATTACGCCTATGGCGCAGCGCAGAGCACGGCGATGTTCACCCAGCCACTGCCCGAGCGCTGGATTCGCTTCGAGGGGCTCAACACCGCCGACGGCAACCGCGAGGTGGTGATCGACCTGTACCGCGTGGCCATCAACCCGGCCAAGGAACTCTCGATCATCACGGACGAACTGCTGAAGTTCGAGCTTTCGGGCCAAGTGCTGGCGGATCTGACCAAGCCCGCCGACGGCGACTTGGGCCAGTTCGGTCGCCTCGTGCTCTTGTAAGGGGAAGGCGATGACCCACACGAGCACCGATTTCCAGACCTTCCCCCCTGTGCCCAAAGTGCTCACGGTGGCCGGCCTCACGCTAGAGCTCACGCCCGTGCGACTTGGCGAGCTGCCGCGCCTGCTGGCCGTGGTGCGGCCCATCGCAGCCGATCTCTCGGCCGACCTCTCGGCCGCGCCGGACTGGCTCGATCTGCTGGCCCGGCATGGCGAGGCGGTGTTGGAGCTGCTGGCGATCACCACCCGGCGCGAGCGCGCGTGGATCAACGACCTGTCATTGGAGGACGCCGTGCAGTTGGCCGCTGCCATGTTCGAGGTCAATGCGGATTTTTTCGTGGGGCGGGTCGCCCCGGCGATCCAGGACGCAGCCCGGCAACTGGCACCCTTGATCGACCGTCTTGGGACTGCGCCGTCGCCCGCCTGATCCGTGCCGGTCACCGCCTGGGCGACGTGATGGCCTACACGCTCACGCAGGCGCAAGCCTTTCTGGATGCCGACGGCCAGATCGAACGGCAGCAACTGGCCCAGCTGCTCGGCATTCATGCCGTGGCTGCCCAGGGCGAAAAGCGTGGCATCGAACAACTGCAACGCGATCTGCTCAAGGACTGACCCGTGCGCCTCTCACTGACCACCACCGGCTTGCTGGACCCGCGCCAGTTGGCGGCGTGGGGCAGCGAGCGGCGTCGCGCCATCCACGCCGCCGTCGCCAAGGGTATGCAGTCCGGCGGACGCGAGGTGCGTGACGCGGCGCGCTCTGCCATGCGCAGCGCCTTCACCGTCAAGCGCGCGAGCTTCATCTCCTCGATGGGCGTGAAGGTGTTCGACAAGAAACCCGAGCAGCTGCCCGCCTTGCTGGTGGGCAGCAAGATTCCGTGGCTCGGTCTGCACGAAAAAGGCGGCACGGTGAGCGGCAATCTGCTGATTCCGCTGCTGCCCGGACGCATCGGCCCCAAACGCTTCAAGGCGGTCATCGATGGCCTGATGCGGTCGGGCAATGCCTTCTTCATCGAGAAGAACGGTCGCGTGCTGCTGATGGCCGAGAACATCAAGGAGAACGCATCGCAACTGGGCCGCTTCAAACGCGCCGAGCGGCAGCGCAGTGGCGTCAAGCGCCTGCAGCGCGGCCAGGAGATTCCGATTGCCGTACTGGTGAAGCGCGTCGATCTCAAACGACGGTTGAATCTTGCGGGGAGCGTGCAGCGCGCATTGCCTGGCTTGGCGCGGGCGATTCAACAAGAACTGGACAAAGTCTGATGGCAAGCAACCGTGCCCAAATCCTGATCAGCGCCGTCGACCAGACCAAGACCGCCTTCGACTCGATCCAGCGCGGCCTGGGTGGGCTGGCTGATGCGGCCCGAAGCGTCAACGGCGTGCTGGCCAACCTCGGGGTGGCTGTCTCCGTGGCCGGTCTGACCGCGATGGTGAAGTCGGCCATCGACACTGGCGACGCTCTGGATGAGATGTCGCAGCGCGTCGGCGTCAGTGTCGAGACTTTGTCGGTGTGGAAACCGGCAGCGGAGCAGGCCGGTGTGTCCGGCGAGTCGTTCGAGAAGGGCCTGCGCAAGCTGTCCACCACGATGCTGGAAGCCGCGACCGGGTCGGAAGATGCCGCTCGTGGATTTTCTGCGGTGGGCGTCGCGTTCAAGAACCAGGACGGCACGCTGCGTGCCACCGATCAGGTGCTGCTCGATCTGGCCGAGCGCTTCAAGGCCATGCCCGATGGCGCGGAGAAAACCGCGCTGGCCGTGCAACTGTTCGGCAAGGCCGGAGCCGAGCTGATCCCGTTCCTGAATCAGGGCCGCGACGGCATCGAGGAGCTGGCCGCCGAGATGCAGGCGCTGGGCGTGCAGATGAGCAGCGAAACGGCGGCGCAGGCGGGCCACTTCAACGACGCGCTCGACAAACTGCATCTGGCCACCCAGAGCATCGGCAACCAGATCATCGCGTCCTTGCTGCCCGCTCTGAATGACATGGCCGGTGGCATGGTCGAGTCGGCCAAGCAAGGCGGCACACTGCGCGCGATCCTGGACGGCGTGGTGCTGGTGCTCAAGACCCTGGCCCTCGGTGCCGCCACCGTCGGCAAGGCCTTCGTCGCCTTGGGCGAGGCCATTGGCGCGGGTGTCGCCGCCGCTGTGGAAGCGCTCAAGGGCAACACCTCGGCTGCCCGCGCCATCATTGCCGACCTCAAGGGCAATCTGGTCAAACGGCTGGATGAGCTCGCGTCCTTCCGCGACAGCCTGTTCGATCCCAAGCCCATCGAGGTCAAGGCTCCCAAGATCCAGGCCGATCCGGAACTGCTGCAGCGCCTGACCAAACCCAAGCCGGCCAAATCGGCGCAGGACAGCACCGGTGCGCAAACCACGCTGATGAAGGCGCAGCTGGACGCCGAGTTCGCGCTGCTCAAGGACGGTCTGAACCGGCAACAAACGGCGCTGGATGCTGCACTCGAAGACCGTCTGGTGTCGGTGCGCGACTACTACACGCAGAAAACTGCCCTCGAACAGCGCGAGGTCGATGCCGAGATCGCCCGCACCCAGCAGGGGCTGGCCCGCAGTCAGCAAGTCGCCGCCACGGGCAAATCGGAAAGCGACCGCCTGAAAGCCAAGGCCGAGGTCGCAAAGGCGGAAGCCGACCTCATCACGCTCAACAACCGGCGCGCCGACATCGAGCAGGCCAATGCGCGCAAGGCGGCACAAGTCGAGCGCGAACTGGCCGACGCTTTGGCACAGGCGCGTGAGGAACTGGCCCAGATCACCGGCACGGCGACCGATGCCGACCGCCGCGCGGCCATCGAGCGAAGCTATCGGGACTTGCGCGCGCGCCTGCTGGCGGAGAGCGATGCCGACGGCGTGTCGCTCGTTGACCGTCTGATCGATGTGAAGGCCGCGCAGGCCAATCTGGCGGCGCTCGAAGCCCAATGGCGGCAAGTCACCGAGCGCCTGCGCAATGCGCAGGAGGCGATCCAGACCCAGCAGCAGGCTGGGCTGCTGACCGAAACACAGGCGCGTCAGCAGATCGTGGCCCTGCAACAGCAGTCCGCTATCGAAATGGAGCGCCTGCTGCCGCTGATGGAGCGGGCGGCGCAGGCCATCGGGCCGGAGGCGGTGATTCGTGTGCAGGCGTGGCGCAACGAGCTGGAGCGCACCCGGTTCACCGTCGATGAAATGGCCCCGCTGTGGAATCGCATCGGCGAGAGCTTCGGCGGTGCTCTCAACGGGATGATCACCGGTGCGCAGACCTGGCGCAGTGCCTTGGCGAGCATCTTCCAGCAGGTATCCGACGCATTCCTCCAGCACCTCGTGATCCAGCCCTTCCAGCAGTGGATCGCCATGCAGGCTCGGATGCTGGCGCTCAAGCTCGGTTTCATCCAGCAGGAGCAGACCGCCGATGCGGCCGCCAGCACAGCCAAGCTCGCGCAGAAGTCGGCGGAAACCACCGCCATGGTGTCGATGGATGCCGCCAAGGCGGGAGCCGGGGCGGCGGCTTCGCAGGCCTCGATCCCGGTGGTTGGCCCAGGGCTAGCGATTGCCGCCATGGTGGCGATGGTCGCCGCCGTCATGGCGCTCTTGGGCAATGTGAAGAAGTTTGCCGCCGGTGGCTTGGTGTCGGGTGCAGGCACGGCCACCAGTGACTCGATCCCGGCGCGTCTGTCCGCAGGCGAATACGTGGTGCGGGCGGCTGCCGTGCGCCAAGTCGGCGTGGCCTTCCTCGACTCGCTCAACGGCTTGTCGGCAGGCCCACGTTTCAAGGGTGCCGAACTGGCCTTCGCAGCGGGCGGGCTGGTGCCGGAAGTGAAAGTGCCACCCGCGCAGCCACAGATGAATCAGTCCGTACGCATCGTCAACGCGGTCGATCCGGGCGTGACCCACGACCACCTGCAAACGCCCGCCGGCGAGCGGGTGATCCTCAACATCATCGGCCGCAACGCCCGCGCGGTGCGCGCCGCACTCCAGGGATAAGCCATGGCCTTGCTCTTCATCGACGGCTTCGATCACTACGACCCGCAGGCCGTGGACAGCTTTGGCGATCCGTGGCTGGCGCGCGGCAAGGCGGCGTATCTGTCGCCTGCGGCCACGCGCATCCAGGGGCGGCGCCCGTCCTCCTACGCCCTGCGTTTGCCGGAAGGCTCGGGTGGCGGCTACGTCAAGAACCTCGACGCCACCAAGACCAGCCTGATCGTCGGAGCGGCCATTCGCGTGGTGCCGTTCGAGAACACGGGGGTCGAGCCCGTGCTGCTGGGCGTGCGTGACGCCAACGCGCAGGTCGCGCATCTCGTCAAAATCGGCGAGGACGGTCGGCTCAAGCTCTACCGTTGGCAGTATGGCTACGACCAGTTGATCTCGACCTCGGTCGCCACGGCGGCGGCACGCGGTTGGCACTACATCGAACTGCAGGTCACGCAGGGCACCAGCAACGGCGTCTTGTCAGTGCGCATCAACGGCATCCTGGCCATCCAGATGACGGCGCAGAACACCATCCAAGGTGGTGGCCAGTTGCTCACGGCATTCGTAGGTGCGGTGCCTGGCCAGCCGTGTCCGCTGACCATCGACGTCGACGACTTCTACCTCGCCGACACCAGCGGCACGATCAACAACACCTTCCTGGGTGATGTGCGCGTCGATGTCTTGCAGGCACAGGCCGATGGCAGCCTGAACCAGTGGACGACCAATCCGGTCGGCACTGCCGCATGGGAGGCCGTGAGCGACGAGGACGAAGCCACGGCGATCAGTGCGCCCGCCGCGGGTCTGCGCCAGTCCTTCGACATCGAGCCGCTGCCGGTGATGGCCACGCCTGCCATCTACGGCGTCCAGCTCACGATGCTGGCGCGCAAGACCGACGCCGGTCTGGGCAAGGTCAAAGGACTCGTGGTCAGCGGCGCACAGAGCGCCGTCAGCACCGACATCATCCTGCAGGAGCAACTGGCCTGGCATACGGCGCTGTTCGAGCGCAACCCGAACGGCAACGTGCAGTGGACGGAGGCCGCCTTCAATGCCGCTGAGTTCGGCTTGGAGTCGGCATGACGGGTCGCGTCGTCGTTCAAGACCTCGCGGAAGTTTCCAGCAGGCCGACTCCGGGAGGCGATCTGCCGGAATTTCAGGGCGAAGTGCTGTCGCGTGCATCGTTCGGAGCCAGCGCGGTTACCTTCACTCCCGAAACCGCTATAGCACCGGTTCCGCCCAACTTGGCGGCGAACTGGCTTGCCGAGTCTCTGGCGTACCCTTGGCCACCCATCGATGCACCGATCTTCCTGGTCGAGGTGCTGCGCCGGGACACGGCCTCGAGCGCCATTGTCGCCACCGGCATGGACGCCTTTGGCGACCAGCCTTGGCCCCAAGTGCCGCGCGGCGTGTTTGCCTTCCGTCATGATTGGGCCGAGCCCCTCGTCGAACGGCTGGAGTGGCAGACCAGCGTTACGCGGCTGGCCAGCGGCAACGAATCCCGCCAGGCACGCCGACGCGTTCCTCGGCGCTGGCTCACCTACAAGGTGGGTAATGCTCGCCAGACCGATGCCTTGGTGGCCGACTGGCTGGCCGATCATCTCGGTCAAATGGCGCTGTGGCCGCTGCCGCAGTACGCGGTGCACCTGACCGAAGCCTGCGAACGTGGCGCACTGGTACTCAATGTGACGGAGGCTGACGGGCGGCGCTTTGGCCCACCGGCTGCTGCGCTGCGGTTGACCTATGACGGCGTGCAGGGTTGGGACAGCGACGAACGCTGGGTGCTGATCATTGCGCCGGAGGGCTGGCAGATCGCCCAACTCAGCGATGTGGAAAGCGACCGGCTGTGGCTGACGGAGCCCTTGGCACGCGCCGCAGCCATGGGCAGCACCATCATGCCCTTGGTGTGGGGCAAGGCCATCGATCCGGCGGACCTCACGCAATGGGTGCCCGGCATGGTCGGCGGCAGCGTCACAGCAGCCATCACTGCCGCGCGGCAGCCTGACTTGAACGTCCTCGATGACCCTTGGCTCGACGGGATCCCGGTCTGGCCGGATGGCAACTGACGTGACGATCCGACCGTCGCCGCGCAGGCCACGATCACCCGCCAGGACTTCTCGCCTGCCGATGCCTGGGTGCGCCGGGACGATCCGTGGGCGACGACGACTTTGCAGCGGCGCTATCTGGCCAGCTCACGCGACGACATCGAGATATGGCGGGCGCGACTGTGGGCGACACAAGGGCGACTCAACGCCTTCTGGCTGCCAGATGGCCTGGCCCCTGTGCTGTGCGTCGCATCGGATGCGAGCCTGGATGACGGCTTCCTGCGCGTGGACGGCGCGAACCTCTCGGCCTGGTGGCATCGCCCCGCCGGCGCGTTGATCCTGCATCCCGATGGCAGTCGCCAGCACGTGCTGACCGGCCCTGCGCATGACGACGGTGGCGGCGTGCTGGTGCTGCGCTCGGGGCTGGATGCGCCCGTGCCTACGGGCAGCCGCGTGGTGCGCCTGGCGCGCTGCCGCCTCGACCACGACGCCATCGAACTGTACTGGCTGAGCCCCTCGCTTCTGGAGATCACCCTGACTGTGCGCCAGTTGCCCGAACCGCGCGGCAACGACCGCATCGTTTACGAGCCCGCCTGAAATGAGCCAAACACCCCTGCAGGAAGTCGAGCTATACGCCTTCGCCAGCAGCAGCGCGCAGTTCTACCTGACGCCGCACGAATTCGACGTCGATCTGGACGGCAATCTGTACAAGAGCCTGGCCTTGGAACGCAACGAACTGGCACTGGGTGCCGAAGCGGCCAAATCGGCGCTGGAACTCAAACTGCCACCCGACTGCGATCTCGTGCGCCACCTGCTGGCCACGTCGCTGACCGGCGACACCACCTCGGTCACGCTGCGCATTGCCATGCGCGAAACCTGGGGCGACACCTGGTGGATCGCCGGCATGCGCTGGATGGGCCGGGTGCTGGGCGTCGAAGTGGCTGACGATGTGGCTCGCGTTCGCTGCGAATCCGCGCAGGTCAGTCTCAAGCGCATCGGGTTGCGGCGGCTCTACAGCCGCAAGTGTTCCCACGTGCTGTATTCGGCGGCCTGTGGGGCCTCACCGATTTCTGCCAACGCCTTGGTGAGCAACAGCCATGGCCGCAACGTCGATCTCGACGGTGGCACGCCCGGCAGCGTCAGTGGTGGCCTGGCCGGTGGCTGGCTGCAAACCCCGGAAGGTGCGCGCCACATGATCGTCAATGACTACGGTGGTGGCGTCGAGTTGCTCTATCCGGTGGCCATTGAAGTCGGCACCGAGGTGCTGCTGACGGTCGGCTGCGATCACAGCATGGCCACCTGCGCGTCGCGCTTTTCCAACCTCGACAACTACGGCGGCTTTCCCGCCATCCCGAGCAAAAACCCGTTCTCGACGGGCGTGTTCTGAATCCTGAGGAGACATCGCCATGTGGTACCTCGTCGTCATCGTGGTGGCGGCGCTGGTCTCGGTCGCGCTCGCCCCGAAACCGCCCGAACCCAAACCGGCGTCCCTGTCTGACGTCGATGCCCCCACCGCGGAAGAAGGCCGACCGATTCCGGTCGTGTTCGGCACGGTGCTCATCAAGGGCGCCAACGTCGTGTGGTACGGCGATCTGGAAGCCGAACCGATCAAGAAGAAAGGTGGCAAGAAATGACCACGCAGACCGTCATCACCATCGATCACGTACGCGCCGCAGGCCTGTGCGTGAACGGTTCGCGCTCGTGGTTCGCCCGGCATGGGCTGGATTTCCGCGCCTTCCTGCGGGACGGACTGGATGCTGAAACGCTGCTCGCCACCGGTGATGCAATGGCACAGCGCGTGGTGAACTGCGCCCGCCAGCATCCCAATCAGCAGGAGCGGCGCTGATGGGCGGCAGCAGCAAAAAGCAAACCGTCGGCTACCGCTACCGCATGGGGCTGCACCTGGTGCTGTGCCAGGGGCCGGTCGATGCCGTGCAGGAAATCCAGATGGGCGACCGCACCGCGTGGGGGGATGCCGACCGCGCGCCGCTGGCCAGCGGCCATGGGCTCACCAGCCTCTCGATCGACAAGCCCACGCTGTTTGGCGGCGACGAGCGCGAAGGCGGCGTGGTCGGCACCATCGATGTGCTGTCTGGTCATGCTGGGCAAGGACGCAACGACTATCTGATGAGCCGCCTTGGGCCAGCCATCCCGGCCTTCCGGGGTGTGCTGTCCTTGGTGGCACGCAAGATCCTGTTCGCAGCCAACAACCCCTACATCAAGCCGTGGGCGGTGCGCGTCCGGCGCTTCACGGCGGGGTGGTTCGATGCGCCGTGGATGGAGTGGAACGCCGAAGTCCGCACCTGGGATGAGATTGAGGCCCGTGAGATCAGCGTCGGCATGAACCCGGCTCACATCCTGGTGCAGTGCCTGACCGATCCGCACTGGGGCATGGGCTATCCGCCAAGCACCATCGGCTGGAGTTTCTGGAACGCAGCATGGGCTTTGTCGAGCGAAGGCTTCGGCCTCAATCTGATCTGGACGCGCCAGCAGCCCATCGAGAACTTCATCGGCCAGGTGCTCGACCACATCGGCGGCATTCTCTACACCGACCCGGAGCAGGGCACCTTCGAGCTCAAGCTGCTGCGCGACGACTATTGGATCGACAGCCTACCGCAGTTGGGGCCTGACGAAATCGTGCGGCTGGAACGCTTCGAACGTGCCCAGTGGGGCGAGCTGCCCAATGAACTGACCGTGGTCTACACCGACTGGCAGACCGGCGGGGATGCGACCGTCACCGTGGAAAACCTCGCTGCCATCCAGTTGCAGGGCGGCGTGATCAACCAGCGGCGTGACTATCCGGGCGTCAATTACGGGCCACTGGCCGCGCGGCTGGCCTTGCGTGATCTGCGCGCCTTGGGTTCGCCCCTGGCCCGCATCAGCCTGACCGTGGCCCGCGACACGCTGGAACGTGCGCCGCTGCCGGGTGATGTATTTCTGCTGCACTGGCCGCGCCTGGGCATCGAGCGCATGGTCGTGCGCGTCACCGGCATCGACACCGGCACTTTGGGCGCGGGGCAGTGGCGCTTCGAAGCGATGGAAGATGTGTTCGGCATGAGCAACACCGTGCTGTCGCCCCCGCCACCGCACGTCGGGGAGCCGACCCTCTCACCCTTGCCGCCCGCCTTGGTGCTGGCCGTCGAGGTGCCGTATTGGGAACTGGCCCGGCGGATGAGCCGTGCCGATCTGGCCTACCTGACCGATACGGACACCTATCTCGGCGCGCTGGCGGCCGCCGGTGGTACCGGGCAACTGAATTGGCAACTGGCTACCGGCGCTTCAGGCGGCGATCTCGCTGCCGTCGTCGGCGAGGACTATGCGCCGCTGCTGACGCTCGATGCCACCTTGCCTGCCAGCGAGGTCGATGCCATCGGCGTGCCGGTGACGGCCATCAGCCAGACCGAGCGCCTGGCCGTGGGCGACTACGCCTATCTGGTCGATGCCGCAGGCCAGCTCCGCGAGGCCGTTGCCATCCTGGCCTTCGATGCCGCCCATGCGACCATCGATCTCGCACGCGGCGTGCTCGACACCACGCCCAAAGCACATCCAGCAGGCACGCGGCTGATCGGCGTGGGCGAATGGCTGGCCGCCGAGACCACCGAACGCGCGCCGGGCGAATCGGTGTTCGTGGGCGGAATCCCACGCACCTCGACCGATCAGGGCGATCCCGTGCTGGCCGCGAATGCGCAGCCGATGGTGCTGACCGGTCGGCAGGCTTTGCCGTATCCACCCGGTCGTATCCGCCTCAACGGCCAGACCGAGCCTGCCGTGGTGGCGGGCGACCTCGCCATCACCTGGGCGCACCGCGACCGCACCCAGCAAACCGCCTACCTCGTGCAGCAAGACGAGGGCGATATCGGTCCGGAACCAGGTGTGACCTACACGGTTCGCATCCGTGACCGCAACGGCGTGCTGGTGCGCACACAAAGCGGAATCACGGGGAACGGCTGGACCTGGGATAAGGCGAGCGCCGCCGTGGATGCCGGAGCAGCCGGCGACCGCATCACCGTCGAAATCAGTGCCGAGCGCGATGGTTTGAGCAGCTGGCAGCCGCAGGTGCGTGTCATGGATCGCGCGGGCTACGGCCTGCGCTGGGGCCAGTATTGGGGAGGTGTGTGATGCAGCCGCGCATCGATGTTCATCTCCTCACCCTGAACGAACCTGCGCAATGGCGGGAGGCCTGTATCGCCAGCCTCGAAGGCGCGCCGATCCAGTTGCACGTTCTGCCGGGTATCCCGGGCCGCATTGGTGAAGCACGCGCCGCTGGCTATGCACAAGGCACGCAGCCGCTGGTGTCCTTCGTCGATCCCGACGATTTGTATGAAGCGAGCGCCTTCACACAGCTGGCCGATGCGCTGGATGCCTGCCCGCAGGCCGTGATGGCCTACACCGACGAAGCATTGACCGACGAAAACGGCCAGGACATCGCGGTGCGGCGTCTGGCCTACAGCCGTTGGCAACACGCCCACAGCGCCAGCCACGTGCACGGCCTGATCGTGATGCGGCGCTCCGCCGTGGAAGCCGTGCTCGAGGAAACCACCGACCTCGACAAATACGCCGAATGGCTGCTGACCCTGCTCGTGGCCAAGCGTGGCGGCGTGCTGTACCTGCCCATCGTCGGGCGTCATTGGCGACAGCACCCGAAGCAAAGTCACCGCACCGGCGATCCGGACGCCGTCCGGCGAATACGTCAAACCATCGGCCAAGCCTCGAATCTCTGGAGATAAACCATGTCATCGACTGACCCGAACCTTGGGCTCAACTACGGCTGGACGCTCGGCGAAAGCGGCTGGGACACCGGCATGGACGCCAACCTCAAGCGCTTGGGCGCCATCGTCGGCCTGTCCGTGAAAGACCGCGACCTGACCACGCCACCGGCCAGCCCCGCCAACGGCGACCGCTACCTCATTCCTGCCGCTGCCACGGGCGTGTGGGCGGGAAAAACCAACCAGATCGCGGTGCATAACGTGAATTCGGCCGATGCCTGGGAGTACCACACGCCCAAGATCGGCTGGCTTTGCTACATCGAGGACGAGAGCGTGCTCTCTGTCTACAAGTCCACCGGCTGGAGCGCAGGCATCGCCATCTGATTTCCCGTCTTCGTACCCACCAGAAACCCGCCCACGAGGCGGGTTTCGCTTTTTTGGGAGACCGCCATGACTGAACCCGAACACCAACCAGCCGCCCTCGTGGAAAACATGCTCCTGCTGCGCCGCGAGGACTTCGACGAGCTGCTCGACCGTGCCGCTGAACGCGGAGCCGAGCGGGTGCTCGCCCATCTCGGCCTGGAAAATGGCCACGCCGCGCGCGACATCCGCGAACTGCGCGATCTCCTGGATGCGTGGCGCGATGCCCGTCGCACCGCCTGGCAGACCATCGTCAAGCTCATCACGACCGGCATCCTGGCCGCGCTGCTGGTGGGGGCTGCCATCAAGTTGAAGCTGATGGGAGGCTCGCAATGATCGAGACCTTGCTCGGTGGGCTGCTGGGCGGGGCCTTCCGTCTCGCCCCGGAAATCCTGAAATGGCTCGACCGCAAGGGCGAACGCGGCCACGAGCTAACGATGCAGGACAAGGCGCTGGAATTCGAGAAACTGCGTGGTGCACAGCGCATGGCCGAGATCGGCGCAAGCGCGGATGCGGCGTGGAATGTCGGGGCCATCGAGGCCTTGCGGGAGGCGGTGGCGGCGCAGGGCAGGCCTTCGGGCGTGAAGTGGGCCGACGCCCTGTCCACCACGGTCAGACCCGTGGTGACCTACCTCTTCGTGCTGATGTATGCCGGGGTGAAGCTCTCGACCTTCGTCGGTTCGGTGCAGTCGGGCGTGGGGTTCGGGCCAGCGTTGCTCGCAGCTTGGTCGGAAGCGGATCAGGCCTTGCTCGCAGGCATCCTGAACTACTGGTTCCTGAATCGCACCCTGGAGAAGGCACGGGGAGCGGTGTGATGGCGCGAACGGGCCGCCCCGAGACGCCCTTGCGCTGGCGCTTCCTCGAGAAAATCGACTTCGACCCGGATAGCGGGTGCTGGATCTGGAAGGGGGCCAGGCATCCGCAAGGCTACGGGCTCATCAAACGCAAGGACGGCGCGCAGCTGCGTGCGCATCGAGTCGCTTACGAGTTGGCGTATGGTCCGATCCCGGACGGTCTCATGGTCTGCCATCGCTGCGACAGGCCGCAGTGTGTCCGCCCCGGTCATCTGTTCGTCGGCACTGCACGCGACAACAGCGCTGACATGGTTACGAAGGGCCGATCGGCGCACCTCTTTGGCGAGCGCAACGGCAGTGCCCGCCTGACCCGTCAAGCAGTCCAGACGATTCGCTCCGAGAGTGGCTGCTACCGTGATCTCGCCGGACGGTTTGGGGTGTCGCCGTCGGCAATCGGCCTCATCAAACGGATGGAGCGATGGACACGCATGTGATCGTGGTACCCCAGGCGGCTATTGATCTCGCCAAGCGCTTCGAGGGCTTCCATCGCGTGCCCAAGCACGATCCCAACCGCGCCTATCCGTACATCTGTCCGGCCGGCTATCCAACGATCGGCTACGGTCACCTTTGCAGGCCGGACCATCCGCCGATCACCGAGGAAGAAGCCGAGGCCTACCTCGCCCAGGATCTGAAGGTGGCGCTCGCCGCAACGTTGCGCTACTGCCCGGTGCTCGCCGCCGAACCCGAGGGAAGACTTTCGGCCATCGTGGATTTCACGTTCAACCTTGGGGCTGGGCGTCTGCAGACATCAACGCTGCGGCGGCGGATTAATCAGCGCGACTGGCTGGACGCGGCTCGCGAGTTGCGGCGCTGGGTCTACGGTGGAGGTAAGGTGCTACCTGGTCTGGTAGCTCGGCGAGAGGCTGAAGTTTTGTTACTCCAAGAATGAATCAAGTAGCTTCCAACCTCATTGTTATGAGTAAATGAAGTGACAGCCTGACCGAGTCAATGGGCCTCTCGAAAATGTCTCGGTTGTCACCATTCTTATTCGTGCGTGGCGCACCTTAGGATGCCTGAATCGGCTGCAGGGCAATGATGGCCATGCCGATCAGCGCCACAGTCGCCCCTGCGAGATCCCAGCGACTCGGCGCAATACCGTCCACGGCCCATAGCCAGACGAGTGCGATGACGACATACATCCCACCGTAGACGGCGTAGGTACGTCCCGCCGCGCTCGGGTGCAGCGTCAGGAGCCAGGCGAAGAGTGCCAGCGCACTCGCCGCTGGCACTAGCAGCCACAACGATTTACCCTGTTTGAGCACCAGCCACGGCAAGTAACAACCCACGATCTCGGCGACAGCCGTGAGCGCGAACAGGGCAGCAGTCTTGGTGAGCTCGATCATCATGCCCTCAATGCAGATGTTGATGGTGCGCATCCGGGAAATGCGGATGCGCGTGCGTGATGCGGTGATGCCGGTGTTGATGGCTATGGCGCGTGCCCGCAGGTACCGGCTCGCCATGCTCATGCATGTGGTGTTCGTCGCCCGCACCGTGAGCATGCGCGTGCGTGTGTTCGAGCGGCTCGTGCATATGTTCATGCACATGACGCTCGGTCAGGTGCAGTGCCACGCCCACGGCCATTAGAGTGCCGCCCAGCAGCAATGCCACGGTAACCGGCTCGTGAAGCAGTGCCAGAGCCATCAACGCGCCGAAGAAAGGTGCCCCGGAGAAATAAGCGCCGGTGCGGGCAGTACCGAGATGTCGCAGAGCGACCACGAACAGCGTGAGACTGGTTCCATAGCTAAAAAAGCCGACCAAGGCCGCGCCGAGTACAGGTGCTGCGCCCGGCCATGCTGCGCCTAAGCTTACGGCCACGACGAGGTTCGTTGCACCTGCTGCCAGCCCCTTGACCATAGCGATCCACGAAGCATCGGACAGCGCCACTTTGCGGGTGAGGTTGTTGTCGATGGCCCACGCAAGACACGCGCCCAGCACAGCTAGCGCAGGCCAAAGGCTCGCGAACTCTACCGTCCCTTCGGCGGGCCAACTCAATACCACTGCACCGGCCACGATGGCAATCATGCCCAGTGCAATGCGCCGGTCGAAGTTCTCCTTGAAGACGAACCACGCCAAGAGCGCCGTGAAGACTCCTTCTGCATTGAGCAACAATGCCGCGCCCGAGGCTGGCATAGCTGTTAGACCCGTCATCAGCAACACTGGACCTGCCACTCCACCGGTGGCAACAGCTCCAGCCAGCCAGAGCCAATCGCCGCGTGCGAGTTGGGTCGTAGGCGACTGCCGTACTTGGCGCAATAACCAAAGCCCAAGACCGGAGCCTAGGGAAACGCTGATCAAGTTGCAGCAGGGGTAGCGATGCGGGCTGTAC